GGCTGGCCTGATCGGTCATCGCCGCACCCTGATCCTGGAGACCACAAGCATGGACTTCATCACCGTCACCGCCAAACGCGATGGCTGGCGCCGCGCCGGCCGCGCCTGGCACGGCACCAAGACCATGGAGCGCGCCATCCTCACCGCTGCGGAGATCGAGCAGCTGGAGGGCGACCCGATGCTGATCGTGCTGCACGGCAGCGTCGATAGCGGCGGGCCGGGCGAGGCCGGGGAGCACCTGGAGGGAGGGGCGGCCGTTGGCGATGTGCCGGAGGCTCCCGCACCGGATGTGGCCGAGGCGCCGGAGCCCGCACCGGTCCCCGAGCCCGAGCCGAAGCCCACCGCCGGCGGGCGCCGCAAGACGACCTGATCCCGCGCGCCCCGATGCCGGCCGAGGGCTGGCATGGGCAGGGGCGCCGTGCGCCGGGGCTCGCAGGGGCATTCTCCCGGCCCGGACCAATCACCCGAGGGCGGGGACCGCGTCAGGCACCCCCCACCCCGACCCTCCCCCTCGAAGGGGGGAGGGCTTTAGTCCGAACCCGGAGTTGTCGTCATGCCCTACGCCACGCAGGCCGATCTGGAGACCCGCTTCGGCGCGGCCGAGCTGGAGCGGCTGACCGATCGGGATGGCACCGCCGGCGGTGTGGTCGCGGCGGTTGTGGCTGCGGCGCTGGCGCGGGCGGAGGCGGAGATCGACGGCTATATCGCCAGTCGCGTCACCCTGCCGCTCGACCCCGTGCCCGGCACCGTCGGCGCCTGGACCTGCGAGCTGGCGCGCTACTACCTGCATGAGGATCGCGTGCCGGACACGGTGCGCCAGCGCTATGAGGACGTCATGGCGCGGCTCAAAGACGTCGCCGCCGGGCGCCTGTCGCTCGGCCAGGGCGGCGGGGCGGCGACGGATCCGCTGTCGGCGGGCCCCGTGCTGATCGAGGCGCCCGAGCGCGCGCTGACGCGCGATAGCTTGAAGAACTGGTGATCCGATGGCCGTCCGCCTCACCCTCGACCTGGACGATGCGCCGGCCGCCGATGGCCTGGCGCGCCTGATCGATCTGGGCGAGCACCTGGACCCGATCCTGCGCGGCATCGGTGGCATTTTGGAGCAGTCCGCGCGCGACCGGATCGGGGTGACCAATCTCGGGCCGGACGGCACGCCCTGGACGCCGAGCCGCCGGGCGCGGCGGAAGGCAGGCGGCCGGACGCTGTGGGATACCGGCCGGCTCGTCGCCAGCCTGACCCACAGCGTCAGCGGCGGCAGCGTCAGCGTCGGCAGCGGTGTCATCCACGCCGGGGTGCATCAGTTCGGCGCTACGATTCGGCCCAAGACGGCCAGGGCGCTCTCCTTCGTCGGTGCGGACGGCACCCGGCGGACGGTCAAGTCCGTCACGATCCCGGCCCGGCCCTATTTAGGCGTCTCGGCGGAGGACCGCGACGACATTCTCGACCTGCTGGCACAGCGCGTCGCCCGCGCGGCCGGCGGCGCCGCTGGCGGACCTGCGGGCGGAGGCGCGGGCGCATGAGGCTGTCGCCGCTCGTCACCACCATCGTCGCTCTGGACCTCTATCTCGACGTGGGCGGGGCCGTCGACATGGCGGCCGCGCTGGAGGGGCGATGCCGGCCGCCGGCTGCCTACGTCATCCCGGCTCGCGAGACGGCCGGGGCCAACCGGACCGGCACTCGCTACCCGATCACGCAGCGGGTCGAGCATGAGGTGCAGGTGGTCAGCGTCCTCGACTGGGGGCGCGCGGCCGCCGGCGGCGACGCGATCGACGCGCTCGCCCTGATCCGGGCGCCGCTGATCGCCGGCCTGGCGCGGTGGACCCACCCCGACGCCGACGGCCCGACCCGGCATATCGGCGGGCAGCTGGTCAGCGCCTTCGACGGCGACGACCGTATCTGGTGGGGCGACCGGTTTCTGCTGACCCACACCCGCCGCATCACACTCTCTTAAGAGGAGCGCCCCATGGCCGAGCCCTATCTGAGCCAGGACAGCCTGCTGCTGATCAAGGCTGAGAGCACATACGGTACCGACCCGACGCCGGCGGCGGCCGACGACGCGGTCCATGCCTATGACGTCGCCGTCTCGCCGGTGGCGGCCACGGTCAGCGATCGCAACGTGCTCACCGGCCGGCGTGGCGCGCGGGGCCGCCGGGTCGCCGAGGCACGCCGGACGGTGGCGTTCGGGGTCGAGCTGGCGGGTGCCGGGGGCGCCGGCGACGTGCCGGCCTGGGGCGCGATCGCCAAGGCCTGCGGGCTCTCGGAGACCATCACGGCCGAGACCGACGTGGTCTATGCCCCGGCCTCGGCCGGGCATGGCAGCCTGGCCGCCCTGTTCTACTCCGACGGCGACGCGGCCAAGGTGCTGGGCCTGCGGGGCAACGCGACGCTGCGCTTCACGCCCAATGCAGAGCCGATGCTGATGGTCGAGGGGGTGGGCCTGCACTCGCCGCTGACCTCGACGGCGCTGCCGACGACACAGGATTTCAGCACCCACCGGCCCGGCCTGCAGGTCAATGCGGCCAACACGACGCTGACGCTCGACGGCACGGCGCTGGCGGTCAGTTCCTTCGAGATGAGGACCGGCTGGACGCTGACCTATGCCGACCGGCCGGGCGTGCATGAGGTCCGGCTGACCGAGCGGACCGTCGGCGGATCGATCGAGTTCGAGCGGCCGCGCGTGGCGGTCAAGGACTTCGCCGCCAAGTTCCTGGCCGAGGCGCCGATGGTCCTGGCCCTCGTCCATGGCGGCGACGCCGGCGACATCATCGGCATCGACATCCCGGCGCTGCAGCTCTCCTCCGAGCCGCGCATCACGACGCGCGAGGGCATCGAGTTCATGTCCTTCGACTTCGTCTGCCCGCCGGTCGACGGCGACGACGAGTTCACGCTGACGGTCGAATAAGCGGCGCCTCAGCGGCGTTTCAGAGCCCTTTCAGACAGCCATTAGACAGCCATCAGGAGCACTGCCAGTGACCTTCTCCCTCACCGACGAGATGATTTTCGAGGCCCAAGTCTCCTACCGCGAGCCTGACCGGGACGGCCGCATGCAGGAGCATGTCGGCATGGTGCTCTATCGCGTGCTGCCCGACACCCGCATCGAGCAGGCGGTGCAGGCGGGCGGCTGGGAGGCCGACATCGAGCTGATGGTCGAGGCGGTCGTCGGGGTGCCGGATCTCCGCCCGATCAACGACGCGCAGCTGCGCCGCTGGCTGGCCTATGGCCATCGGCGGCGGGCGGTGGTGACGGCCTATCTTGCCGCGCTCGGGACCTGGGAGGGAAACTCCTCCGCGCCGTCGGGCGCCGCCTTGTCGGCGGGTCCGGGGGCGGAAGCGGCGGCGGGGGCGGCAGTCCAGTCGGCGGGGTCGGCCGGGGCGGGTCCGGCGCCGACGTGACGGACGTCCGGGCGGTCGAGCCACAATGGCAGGCGGCGCTGGCGGCGATGCGGGCACAGGTGGCCGAACGGGCGGCGAGCCGGCCGCCGCCGCCCGAAGCCGCGCTGCTCGTGCCGCGCGCGCTGCTGCCGGCGATCGAGCTGATGCAGGCCTGCCTCGGCCAGTGGCGCACGGCCGGCCCGGCGCAGGTGCCGATCGGGCTCGACTGGACCGCCGTCGACGCCATGGCCCGCTGGCACGGCCTGACCCCCGACCGGGTGCTGGCCGACCGGCTGCAGGCGCTCGAGGCCGGCGCGCTCGACGCCCTCGCCGAGCATCGCCGGCGCAGCGCACCCCCGCAGAGGAGATAGACCGACCGTGAGCGGCGACCTGCGCGCATCCCTGACCCTGACGGCCGATGCCAGCGGCTATACCGCCGTGCTGCGCGGTGCCGCCACGGAGCTGACGCGCCTGCGCGACGCCGCCCAGGGGGCCGGGCGGGCGACGGGCGAGGCGGGGACCGGTGCCACCGCCCTCGGCGCCGGCGCGGCCGCCGCCACCGCCCCCCTCACCGCCCTGACCACCAGCGCCGTGACGACGGCGGCCGCGACCACGGCGGCCGGGGCGGCCGCGTCCTCGGCCGCCGTCGCCGTCACGGCGCTGGAAACATCGGTGCGCCGGGTCGAGCCGCAGCTGGCCCTGACGTCACGCCAGCTCGGCGGCACGGCGGGGGCGCTGCGCCAGGTCGAGGCCGCCAGCGCCGGCGCCCGGCGCGGGTTCCAGCTGGTCGATCCGGGGCTTGTCGATATCGATCGCGGTGGCCGCCGGGCCAGCCGGAGCATCCTGGCGCTGGCCGGCGCCTTCCGGACGCTGGTGCCCTTGCTCGCCGCCGCCGCACTGGCCGGGGCGG